GACATGACGCGGAGCACGCTGTTCGGAATCGACGCATCGGCGCCAGGCAAATTCGCCCGGATCGCATCGCGCACGAGCGAGCGCACGTCGCGCAGGGTTGGCGTTGACCACGGCATTGAAAGACTTGGATATGGTCAGGGGCCGCCGAAGGGCGGTCCACCGGTGACAAACTCAGTTATCGGAGTCGGTCCTATCTCGGACCAAAGGATCTGGTATCGCAGCTCGATCTCGAGCGTCGGTCCTCGATAGAGCCGGATGACTGCATTGATCTGATCGCGATTCACGCGCTCGACCCACACGTTCATTCTTGAACCGATACGCCGATCTAGGAACGGCTGAATCGCTTCGCGGATGTAATACTCCACGCGCGTTGTGGTGGCGCCCTGCATAGCTTCCGGGCCAACGATCTTGTCGCGTTTCAGCAGCCAAAGCTTGCAGCCGATCGGCCAACCATCCCAGATTTCCTCAGCATCGAGATCACCCCACCAACCGGCGCGATCGGTCGAATCGGGATCGGGCAAGATGTCAGAGGTCGCCGCAAGCCCATCGGTGCCGAGCGCAACGACAACCGCAGTCGCGAGGGCCTGGGTCTCGTCGAGCGTGCCATCGCCGAGCAGCGACCAGTCCATCGTGACCGAGTACGCCGGAGCGTTCGGGAAGATCGCGTTTTGAACCAGCCTTATGTCCGGGATTCTCGCCTCCCATTACAAGTTCGTCGATCAACCGTCATACGCCACTGTTACCTGCGTGTAGTAACTCGCGGTGCAGGTTCCGATCACTTGACCTTGGACGGTGATGAAATGTCGGCCCTCGGTCGGACGATAGTAGACTGTGTGTGACGTTGCGACGTTGTAACTTGTACCTGGACAGGTATAAAGATTGCCACCAGGGAGAATAAGAGTCGCGTTATCAAGATTAATTTGGAGATAAGCACTTGAGACAGCATTGATGCTCAGGACGCCGCCAGCGTTGAACAGGTAATCCGAATCGCCCCAACTCAGAAAGTTAGTTGGGGTGCTCACGTCGACCCAAGCCGCATTATTCGAGGTCGCATTGCCGTTGGTGTAAAGTTGCGCCACGCGTTGAAGACGATTGAACCAGGACAGAACGCCGCGATAGGTGGCAGTGTCGGAGAATTGTGGCCCCGACGCCGCGGTGTAGACCTTGCCAACGAGAGTCCTCGTCGGATCGCCGGACTTAATCTGAGTCCCCTCATTCCCAGCCGTCGTGTCGGCCGCGCGCGCTGTTGTGGAGAAATCGAGCGTGAGCGTTCCGGCATTGTTGAAGACATAGACGTTGTAGGTGGTCGAATTTGCGAGAGCTTGCGCCGCGACTCCGTTGACGTAGCAAGACGTGATCAGTGCAGCGACGCCTGCGGCCGGGATGTCGTAGACCGCGCCATTGATCCTGATCTTTGAGCCGTCGAAACGCTGCAGCGTGACGTGCGTCGTGTCGGTGTAGACGAGCTGGCACTGTCCGACGACGCCCGTAAACGTTGCCCCACCCGCCGGAGGAGCTGCCCAGGTCGCATCCGCTCTGAGAAAATTGGTCGTGCCGCCACCGCTCGAGGGCACGAGCCCTTTCAGCGCGGTTGTGAATGTATCGAGCAGCGCGGTCGCCTGCGTGCCCGTCATGTCGATCGGCGCCGCCGCGGCACCCGTGTTGTTACCTTTGATGCTGTTCGCCGCCGCGTTGGCGAGCTTGGCGTTGGTCACCGCCGCATTGGCGATCGTCGTCGCCAGAGAGCCAGCCGAGGTCGTCACGTCCCCAGTGAGCGCCGGGAAGTTGGCGGCGGGTTCAACTCCGAGGATCGCCCAAGCATTCGCGGCGGTAAGTTCTTCGGGACTGCCTGCGCCCGCAGTGATGCGTCCAAGGAAGCGCGACGTCGCGCTCACGTTCTGCATCTTGGCGTAGGTCACCGCGGCGTTGGCGATCGTCGCGGTAATCGCGGTCGCGCCCGAGCCGGTGACGTCGCCGGATAGCGTGATCGACTGATTGCCCGTGAGGTAGCCCTGATTGGCCGCGGCAGTGACCAGGCCCTTCGCGTTGACCGTGATGCCCTGGAAGGTCCCGACGTTAGCGTTCACCGTCGCGAGCGTGGTCGCGAGGGCGCCTCCGGCGGTCGTCACATCGCCAGTCAACGCAGGAAAGCGCGCCGCCGCGAGTAGACCGGTCCAGCCAAGCGTGAGCGCCTGCGCGGAGATCGAACCGGTCACGTTGGTGTCGTTCACGACCGACTGAACGACGTTGCCATTGAGGCGCGCCGCCGCAAGCGTCCCGGCCCATCCGACCGTGATCGAAGCGGCGTTGATCAGTGCAGTTGAGGGCGATCCGCCGAGCGTTAGCGTGACATTGGTATCATCGGTTTTGGTCAGCGCTGCGGGCGTAACACCCGCGCCAGGAGGGATCGCCCATGAGCCATCAGCTCTTAAGAAGTTGACCGTGCCACCCCCGCTCGATGGGGCAAGCCCGTTCAAGGTCGTCGTGAAAATCGGCAGCATGGCATTGATCTGCGCCGCGGTCAGGTCAATCGGCGTAGCTGCACTCGCCCCATTATTTCCTTTGATCGTGGCCGCCGCCATGTTGGCGAGCCGGGCGTTGGCGAGCGTCCCGGTCCAACCGAGCGTCAAGGTCTGGGCGGAGATCGCGCCGGTGACGTTCGTATCATTGACGACGGCCTGGACGACGTTGGCGTTGAGGCGCGTCGCGGCGAGCGTACCGGTGAAGCCGAGCGTAAGCGTCTGCGCCGCGATTGAGCCGGTGATATTCGTGTCGTTTGTGATGGCCTGCACGACAAGGGCATTAAGTCTCGAGGCCGCAAGCGTTCCCGCCCATCCGACGGTAATCGAAGCCGCATTGATCAGCGCAGTCGACGGCGAACCGCCCAGCGTCAAGGTGACATTGGTGTCGTCGGTCTTGGTCAGAGCAGCCGGCGTAACGCCAGCACCTGGCGGTATCGCCCACGAACCATCAGCTCTCAGGAAATTAACCGTGCCGCCGCCGCTTGAGGGAACGTCGCCTTGAGCGGAGCTCGAGAACAGTGAACCGGCCAAAGTGCCGGCCGAGAACGCGAGCCCCGCCCCGACCGTGACGGTCGCCCAGGTGTTGGCTGCCGAGCGGTAGTAGATGACATTGATGCCGGAGGCCGCGGCAAGCGAGGTGAGGTCGCCGTCGAGAGGTTGATAGATCGCGTCGCCACTCGCCCACGCTGCGTTCTGGCGCACATAGTGAACGCCGTCGCTCGGCGCGTCAGTTATGCCGCCGCCGGTCGGCGTGATCCATCCGGTGTCATAGTTGGTGGCCGTGTTCTTCGCGAGCACTTGGCCTGCGGCGCCGCCAACCGGGACGCCTTGTCCAGCCGGCCCAGTCGGACCCGTCGGCCCGGCGGGACCCGTTGGACCGGGAGGACCCTGGAAACCAACCCCGCCGATCGCCACGATGCTGGCGGCGGCCGTCGGCGTTCCGCCCTTGCCGTAATAGAGCGTGTCGTTTTGCTCGTTATAGGCAAGCTCGGCATTGGCAAGGCCGGGCGGTGGCCCAGCAGCACCACCAGCAGCGCGTCGCCTTATGCGGATGGTATTAGGCATCAGAATGTGCCGCCATCGAGGATCATGTTCTCGACCGCGCTCCACGCCGCGTTAAAACGCGCGTAGTGATTGCCATCGCTGGGCGCTTCCGAGATCCCGCCACCGGCACCACCGACGACGGTGAGCTGGCCGGCTGGCGTGACTGCCAAGGTTGTCAAATCGATATCGAGAAAGAGGTAGCCGTTGTCGAACGGCATCGGCTCTTCGCGCTGCATCGCGCGATGACGCGCCTCGGTTACTTCTCTCGTCGCGCCCGCGATCTTAAGCGGCGCATTCGCCGCCATCGAAATGTTCGCATTGCTGTCGATCGACAGCGGCGCCGAGGCGGAGTGCGCCGCCGGTCCTTGGTCAGGAACAGTTCCGCCGCCAGCGTCGGAGCAAGCTTTGATCTTGATCGGCTTCGATGACCAGCAACCGCCGGCGTCAACCCAAACCTGCGAGCCCTTCCAACGAACATGAACGTGTTTGTCATCACAGCGCGTCGACTGCGTGTCGTCCTTGTAATGAGTCGTGATCTTCTTGTCCTCGACGTGGACATAGCCGTTGTCGCGCCGCGTCTCGACGCGGTCTTTCGTCATATTTAGAAAGGTTTTCGATTCTTCCTTGTGTAAAGTCTTTTGTCCTGTTGGCTGGCTTGTTCCCTGACTCCCATCGCTGTTACTTGTCCCGCCGCCGCCTGCGCCTTCGCGTGGCTCGATCTCGAATGTTTCAATGTCAAATTCGACGCCTGACCTCGATCTGAAAGTTCGCGCGAGCTTCTGTCCCGGCTGTTGCTGTTGCTGTTTACCGTTCTGATTCTCGACGAGCTGAAACTTGAGCAACTTCTCGACATTGCCAGTCATGAACATTCCGGCTTCAGTGTTCAAAAATTGCTGGCCCCATTCTTTTAGGCCAAACATCGCGGTCGCGCCTTTGGCCGCGTCTTTGGCGAGATTTAACAGCCGGTGGCGACGATCATCCATCATGGCTGTGATCGGCAGCGAACGATTGCCACCGAGAAACGACACGAAGCCCTCGGCGCATTGCTGGATTATTCCAGGATTCCCGCTCTTTCTCGCGTCCGCCACAACCGAAGTGAAGCCGTAATTTTGCGGCGCCTCGTGATTGAAAAACGTTTCGCCTTTCATGCCGCGCGAATTCGTCGATTCCTGCATGAGCGTAGAATCGTCGACGCTGTCGATGGCCGAGCGTGCACCACCTCCGCTATAAGCGCGGTAGACGGATGCGTGCGGAGTTGAGCGGTGGACCATTTTAGCTGGGAGTTATCGTGTCAGGTAAGACTACGGGCGGAGGATCAGGAATTTCCGCATCCGGGGGCGCAGGAGTCTGCGTTTGATTTTTACCGGGCGCGTCGCCTACCACGCCTCTCACATCGGCATTCATTGTATCTTTCAGGAGCCAAGGCGCGACGAGCTCGAGCAATGTCAACGTTCCCGATTGACTGTCCTGCGTGAATGTCGCGGCTTGGATTTTGAGTTCGGTATTGTCGAACATCGCCATCGGCGACCAGACGGTGACCTTGTCACCTGGCATCCATAGCGCTATGCCGCCGCGGAGCCAGCCTTGCACGGTCACGTTTGCGGTGATGTAGGTGCCGCGAAGGAATAGATCTTCGTGGCGCGCCCGCGTCATAAGTTCGCCCTTACCCCAAACCGGTTGCTCAGCCGGTACAAGCATCGGGCTAAAGGGCATTTTTTGAAAACCTTCGGAAAAACCCTCCTGCTCACTCGAGCTAGTCATGCTCTGTTTGTTATCGCCACCAGACTGACCGTAAACGCGAACGTCTTTGTATGTCCCCTCGAGACTGATGACCGATTGCAGTCTAAGAATATTCTTGCCTTCGATCAGATTCCAAATCGGTTGCCAACTGTGATCGCCGATCAAAAGAAACTGCCCGAGATGATTAGGCGCAAAGACCGCTCCCCGCGGCCGGGCGATGCGTTCAATGAAAGCAAATACCGTCTCGCCCACCTCGTTCTGCAGCGTCTTGAATGGCGTTTGATCGAGATTGCCGATCGGAATGACCTTGACGCCATATTTGCGACAGCAAGCGTCTGCGATCTGGAACAAGGTCTGGCCAGACCAGTCTTGCGGCTCCATGTGAGCACGGCCTGCCCAATACGTGCGTCCGACACCAAAGAGCTGCACCGCATGGCTGCCTTTGTCATAAGCGGTCTGTCGGCGCAGGATGTTGCCCGTGATCGCCAATTGCCCACCGAGATAGATCGCGACTGGATCGGGCGGCGCGAATTGAATGCGATCCCATAGCGGCGGATTAGGATCACGTTCGGCCGCGGTGAATTGAAAGATCGGAAAAAAATCTTTCCACCGGAGTTGCACATAGACCGTTTCCCAGTCGTCGTAACGACCAACATTTGGCACCGCACCTTTGTAAACCGCTTCCAGCGGCGTAGCGGCTCCTGCTCCGACGATGATGGTTGCGACTTCTTCCGGGTCGGGAACCGGATATGGCTTCTGTCCAAACGCCATTACGTTGCGAGCGCCTCGCCATACGGCCGCTCAAATGCCGGATGCACGACCTTGTTTCCTACGCGCAACTCATCGGCGCGGCTAGCATCGGCATAGAGCCTATACGCCGTAACCAACGTTGGCATCGATTGTGCGAACGTAAATTGCAGCACGCGCGGCAGCGGTATCGCAGTCAACGCAAGATGATAGGAAATAGCGGCATGAAGCGCGACTAGCCCACTAAAGGCGGACTGATCCATATCATCGGCCGCGATCTCTTCCATCGGCGTGAAAGCTGCATTCATTTGAGCCAGCATCGTGTTGACGTCGTTGCGGCTAACGAATGTCATATCGGCGACGATGCGCGCTTCTGCCGCGAGCAAATACCCGATCAATGAATTCTGGATCAGCTTGCCACCGAGAGTTTGCGGCGTTTCCGTTGATGCTGTCGCACGTGTAGCGGCAAGTTGCGCCTGCGTGACTCCAGTCGCGCGCGCTAGGTCAAAGATATCTGACAATGGCGGCCCTGCCAGGTCGTTTCGGATCAGCGTGTAGGCATAGCCAAGAAAATCACCGACGGCAGTGCGAAGATCGGAGCCTGGCCGCCCACGCGTAGGCGCGGCCCCGAGCAGATAAGTCAACACCCTCTGGCAAATTGGCACCGCTTCCTGCGTGTCGAGCTGTTCCATTGCCATTATGCCGGAGGTGGTCGCGGCCCTACGATTGGCGGGAGTCTTTGGGCTTCCCTCGATTTTAAGGAAGTCTCGACGATGGCCTTGTAGCGCTCCGATGCTGCGATCAAGTTTGTGCGCGTATCGGGTTCTGGCCGATAGGGTTTTGTCCCCTGATCGACAAATTGAATATCAAAAACGCAATAGCCCCCGAAGCGCTCTTCCTCGGTTAACCGATAACGCGTGCATACGACCTCCTGCGGAGCCATCAATGGAAGCTGCAGGATGCCGGCGCCGCCGGTGTCTAAACGTTCCTGCAATCGATCACGCGCAGGGATGTAATCACGTTGATAGAGCTCGAGCCCGGCGTCGTAGGGGAACTGAATAATGTACGCGCGGACAGAGAACTCCATTGCGCGTTGACCCATATCCTCAGAGTAGGGCCATTCTTTCTTCGGAAATTCATGGGTGATAATTCTGCGACCACCTTCGCGGCTCGCGGTCTCGACATGAAATAGAGCTTCGTCAAAGCGCGCCGGCAAAAGCCGATTGCGCCATGGTGAGCCCTGATACCTACCGCCTTGCGGTGCTGCGTTCGGTCGCGCGAGATCGCGGATCGTGGAAACAGGCATTTAACTGTCCAATGACGGATCGTGGCTCTCGGCGGTGCCGGCTTCGGTGACGTGCGTCTCCGGGCCGGAGTCCGCATTCACCATCTGAGACATCCGCTGCGATCGCACTTTACGAAACGGACCGATCTGCGCGACGTTCTTGTGGCCACTGGTGTGATCCTTGACGTCAACATTGATGTTCGCCGTACCGAGCGCGCGCCGAGCGCGCCGCCGGGCGGCCAAAGCAGCGATCGTACCGCTGTCGACCTCGGCGCGGCTCTCTGCGGCCGTCCACGTCGTACCAGCGCCAGTCTCTGTCAGTGTTCCCGCGCGCGATGTCGTAACGCGCGGTGTCGTAATTGGCGCCTCACGGGTAGGAAGCTGACCCGCAACTTGCGTTCTTTGAGCCTCCAAAGCCGCGAGATCAGTCCGGCCTTGTTCCGCCTCTTCCTTCGTGAAAGTTTCGGCCGAGATGCCGCCCGACTGAAAGTGCATGCGATCGTAGGGCGTACCGCTGTGAAAGTGTCCGCCCCAAATGAATTGCTCATTGGGATAATTCTTCTGCTGATACGCCTTGGCGAAAGCCGCCATCCTCGCGTAGAGGCTATAACCGGCAACACTGCGATCTCCGGTGTAAGGGACTTTGTTACCTTTCTCATCGTAGATTTGAATGTCGATCGCGCGACCGCTCGGATGCCACGGCGTCCCCGTCGATCGCGGATCAACGCTCGAAATAACTTCCGCGCGGTAGCCCGGAGGAAGAACTCTGGACGCTTGTCTTACCGTATCGACTAGCCACTCTTGAGTTTGGACACCCCCTCTTCGATACCCGTGAGCTCCGGCCTCACCGAGACGAATCTCTCCGCCCAAACGCGCGCCAGCCGCACCCGCTTGCGTACCGACCGAACCGGCCGTCGTCGGTGTCGTCGGTGTCGTCGCCGCGCCGCGTCGCATCCGCTCTGCGAACGCTCGTGCTGCCGGGCCGGAATAATAGAAATGCTCGCCTCGTCCTGGTCCCGCGTCGCCTATCCGAGTGACGCCAGATCCTTCCTTCGGGACTTCGGGCTGGCCATACTTGTTGGTCCCCTGATCGTCACGGAAGTCAGTGATGTTAGAGCCGCCCGCGACTCTGCGTATGGCTTCGTAACCGATCTTCTTATCTTGCGCAGTAGGCGGACCAACTTCATTCCGATTAACGGGGCCGTAAAATCCGGTCTCTTTGCTGATCGTCGTCCACAGCGACTTGTGACCGAGCCGCATAGCGCGATTGATCATCGTCTCCATGACGCCTTGAGCACCGATTTGGTCGCCGTGGGTCTCGTGCGCGAGGACAGCCGAGATGCGATCACGCAACGCCGGGTCGCGGTTAACCTCATCCATGAGCGCGGCGCGCTGTTGCGCTATCCATTGATTGCCGCCAGCTTCGGTGGCAGTCCGAGTAGCCGCTGGACCGCTTGGCGTTCCTGGCAATCCTTGGCGTGGCAGCGCTTCCGGAGCTTGTGCTGGCTGTCCCGGCGCCGGTCCGCTCGGCGTTCCTGGCAATCCTTGAACGCCCCCGTAAGACACTCTTGGCAGCTCCGGTGTCCCCAGCGCAGGATAAGCAACAGGGCCGACACCCGGAGTGCCACTTGTACCTGATGAAGTAGCGCCGCCGGGAGTGCCACCGCGGCCACCGCGACCGTCGCCGCCACCGGCAGGGCCAGCACCGTACCCGCCGTAACCCGCGCCGATGCCGCCACCGAGCCCGGTGCGCAGGCCGCCGAACTGCGTCGAGAGCAATCCGAGCGGCTGCTCTTCGCCCCCGAGCAGGCGATTGGTGCGCTTCATCTGATCGATCAGCTCGCGCGTCGTGTCGTTCTCTTTCTCCATCAGGTCGCGGCGCTCGAGATTGGTCGAAGGCTCGCCATGGAAAGTCTCTTCGGCCCACTTAGCTGCTGGCCCCCAGTCCCGCATCGGCTCATAAGGTCCGGTAAAGCCAGCAACCCCGCCGCTCATGAGCTGTTGCGGCATGACCGCGCCGCCTGGCCGCGGCGAAGGACCGACGCCTTGCCGCTGCCTTCTCAACGCGTCTTGCTGTTCCGGATCTAACCCGGGCGGCATTGGCCCCGTTGGCACTGGTTTCCCGGCGCCCATCACATTGAGCAGGCCCTCGTCGCGAATCCTTTTCATCACACCCGCGATAGTGTCGAGCGCATCGCCCAGGAGCTCCAATCCGCGGATCATCGTCGGCAGGAACGTGTTAGCCAAAATCTTGCCGAACTCCTCGTCGATGAGGACAGCAGCATTTTTGATGCGTCCCATCGCATCGGCAAATTTTTCGGTCTGGCCGGTCAGCCGCCCCATCGCCGCCTCTTGCTCTTTCGTTGCGGTGACGATCTCGTTGATCTGACCGACGACCTCTGCTGGTAGCCCCAATATCGATAACGACTCGCGCATTTCAGCGGCCGCGGCTGAATCCGTTTTGCCTTCACCGGTCGCGCCTCGAATGACCGTAGGGATGCGCAAGATCATCGTCTCGGCAGCGCCCTTCTCGCCAGCGCGCAACTTCGCTTCGATCGTGTCGAGGTATTTGATCATCGCATCGGCATGCTCGCCGCTAAGCTGAATTAACCGCTCCCGCAACGCGCTGCCGTGTCGCATAATCTGGTCTTCGGCGTCGGCGAGAGCGTGTATGATCTGCCCAAACTTCTCATGCGGAATGCGGCCAGTCTGGCGCAACACTTCCTCGATGTTGCGAATCTGCTGCATGCCAATACCGGTGATCGTCGATAGCTGTTTGAGCTCGTTCAAGTTCGTGCTCAGCTTCTCGAGTCCGATCGCCCCGGCGGCCATGCCGCCGCCAAGACCAACGATAGCAGTCGTCGCCAAACTGCCGCGGCTCGTCAGAATACCCAAGACTTGATTAACTTTTGAAAACTCAGTGCCAAAGCTTCCGACGATCGGCCGCAACTCACGAAAGGCGCGCTGCAGCCCTTGGATTTGCTCAACGTGCTTGCCGCTCTGAATTGAATCAAAGTCTTTCTTTATATCCTCGAGCTTCGACGACGCCTCGTCGACGAGGGTGACTTGAAGCTTGAGTTCTTCAAATTCCGTCGGCATTTATTGCAACGTCGGTAACTGCATCTGACGATCGAGCGACACGTTCCCCTTGAACATGCCATCGCCATCAGCTTTGACTTCCGTACCGGCAGGCGCCTTCACGGTAACATTGAGATTGCCGCTCGGCTCCCTGGCGCCTTCGCCAAGTTCGCGATCAACGGCGCTACGATCAAAATCTCGCATCGGCGGCAAATCTACAGTTGGATCGTTTAATCGCCTATCTTCAATGTTTCTTGACCTCGGACTCTCCCTTAACATTCGCTCCCATTGTTCGGATCTAATGCGAAGTCGATCTGTAAGGTAAGGATATGCGGACGACACTTCACCATGCGCCGCTGCTGCTTCGTCAGGATATAAAGCAGGCGCGCGTTGCGCCGTTTGCTGCAAAGCTCTTTGCGCAGCTTGATACGATCGCACGCTCGGCCGTAGCGCGCTTGTCGGCGTTATCTCTGGCGTGCTCATCACACCGAGTTCACTAGGACGCCCTACGCTCGCTGCCGCCGCGGCGCGCTGCATTCGCGCTTCCTGGCCGAAAGACGGCAGGATCTCAGCAGTAAATTGTCCGCCCGTCTTGAAAGACTCTGGCGTCTGACCCGCTCGTGTCGCTGCCGCTGCCGACACATCAACATCTTTTCCCGTCCATTTAGCCGGACCAATATCAGTATGTTGTTCGATAGTTTGCGTGCCATCTGGCCATGTTACTCTGAACAAGCGACCGAGTGTTGCAGCGCTACGCAACGCAATTCCTTGCCGCTCCTCGGGAAAGTATTTCATTCCCCACATCTGACCTAGCGAAGCGCTTCCGGGCTTGTCCTGACTTTCATCGTGAAACTTTCCATAAGTGCCATACCACGAGCCTTTGCCTGTGATCGATTCCGTTGTACCGGGCCATGCTTTGCGAACTTTCCGCTGCGTCTCGATATCCCATCCCTTCCCGTGCACGGGTCCGACCGCCTCAGCCGCTGAGCCGCCGCCCGGTTGCGGCGAGCCAGGAGGAAGCGTCATCGGATTGCTTTCGCCGACGGCGCCGCCTTGTGGCGAATTGTGGAATGCTGGATTCTTGCCAATGCTAGCGGCACCAAGTTGCCCAGCGAGATCGCTTGCCGCCGCCGCACCGCCAGGTTTCTCCTCGCCCGATATCAGCGCATTGAAGCGCCTAAATTCCCTGACGAGTTCGGTCAAGTCGTCAACGTGTTGGTCCGCTTCGGTACTCATCAACTGCACAGGACGAGTGCCCAATGCTGGCGCCTCTCTTCCCAGCGGCGGGAGCTCGTAACTCGATGACCATCCGTGCTTTGCCAAGAATCCAGAAAGACCGAGCTCCCTGATCTCTTTTAACTTCTCATAGAGGCCCTCGAGTGTGGTGGCGACCCATTCGAAGCTCGTCACGACAAAGCCGCCTTCCGCAAAGAGGCTCTGTGCTTGCCAATCGTCATAATACATTCGGATATCATGCAAGGCGCTTTTGACTCGCCCCATCTGGCGCTCCCACTCCTCCGACATTTCGAGTAGCTTTTTGAGGTCCTCCTCTTCTTTCTCGGTCGCTGTTTTGATCTCGCCCCATTCACGCGCGGCAACGGATTGTGGCAGTTGCAGACGTGCAGCAGCTCGGCGCCGCCAGCCCGTAGCAACTTCGGGCGGCAAATTCTGTTCGCGTGCAAGCTTCTCGAGGAACGCCGGAATATTCATATAGCGGCGCTGCATCGCGCCGAAATCTCTCCGCTTTGCTTCATCCGCCAGGGCGCCAAGAAAGTCCTCCGCAACCTTGCCCATTGCCGGAGTTTCGGATTCAAACCATCTCCGTAATGGACTGCCTTCGCGCTGCAACTCTTCGAGTCCGGAACCGATCGAGTTGGCGATCGCCTCAAACTGCTCCGGCGGAATGTCGTTTACTCGACGCAGAACTTCATAAAGATTTTTCAATTGCTGCATGCCAAAGCCGGAATAAGTAGCGGTCCGGAAAACCTCGTTCAGATTATCGGCGAATTCCTTCGTTCTCCTCGCCGTCTCGATCGCGGCCATTGCGATCACAGTAGCGATGCCTCCGACGGCGCCCCCGAACCGAGTGAAGACGGCGAGATGTTCGGTGACTTTAGCAAATTCGCCGGCAGCTTCGCCGGCGATTGGCCGAAATGATTTGAACTCACGGCTTATTTTTTCAAAAAAATCTTTATGCCGCTCATGGCTGATATGTTTAATCTGCTCATGAATCCGCTCGAGACCCGCCGACGCCTGGTCGTCGAGGGTCACTCGGACTACAAGGTTTTCAAATTCACTCGGCATCGCTGTCCTCGGCTTCGCGCCGCATCATGCGACTGAGCTGGGCAGTGCGATAAAGATGAAGCTGGACTTCTCCGAGCGGCATCGCCAAAAAAATCTCAGGACTGCAGCTATACCACTTAGCTAGGCGGTAGCAGTCCAAGACGAGATTTTCGTCGTTGCCTACCACGCCGCCGGATCTGGCAAGAAAAAACCGCGTAACCGATACGCGCACGATGTCCAATCGCGCGGGTCCATTCTGTCGAGGAGGGGGGAAAGCACGCCGGATAGATTGGCCATGATCAGCGACATCTTCTTTTCGTCGATGATGACGTCGCCTTCAAAGTTGATCCGGCATGGGTTGCCGCAGCGATTGATATCGCCGCCGGTGGGCTCGCGAAATCTAAGCTCGGTAATTTCTTCGTTGTGGTTGCCCCTGATTGGCTTGTGAATGAGCCTCACCACAATGGGCCATTCCTCGAGCGGCGCCGCCGGCGGCTGACTTTCCATCGGCGGTGGTTCGGGTGTCGCGTCGATGCTGGCTTGGACCTGTGCCGGCGTCGTCGGCTGCGGACCATTACCCTGTGGCCGCGGCGGCTGCTGACCGGGATTTTGGAAGCCTTCCCGGATAGGCTGACCTTTGGTATCGAGTTCCATGTTTCACCTCAGAACAAATTGATTTCGAGACAGGTGATACCTTCCCATCGAACGCGCGCCTGACCATCACGCGTATTGATTTCGAAGCCGCCTTTAACTGTCGCAGCCTGTAAAGTGTATTGTTTTCCGTTCGCGAGCTGCGCAATCACAGTCGAGTTGACCTGTGTGAGGACGTCTTCGAAGTTGAGACCAGGCACGGTCGAGAGGTCGCCTTCGATGTAAGGGACGCGAGGTAGTTCTTGGTAGCCGTGCACCCCATCCTGTCCTGCGATCATTGTACGCTCAACAGGACTCGGCGAGACGGTGAAGTTGCCGCGGAGAGCATATTGGTTGCCATCCACGGACAGGTAAGCGATGCCCGCAAAGCGCTGCGCCATGGCAGTTCTCCATGGCACTCCGCAATAGTGCTAATCCGCAAGAGGGGACGGCGCGGCGAGCCCGTTGCGGACGGGCTTTTCGGTGATCGGCCTAGCCGCGCCGGTTCGGAAATAAACTTAGAGCGCTGGGATCTGCGGCAGGATGCCGGTCATGCCGATGTTCGCGGGGTTCGGACCGATAATCTGCGTGTCGATGCCGCGATCGTATTGCAGACGGAATTGTGCGAGCACCGCAAAGACGCGCAGTTGGTTGATAAGATCAGGAGGATACAATACGTTTAGGCGGTTGGGATCATTAGGGTCTCTTTCGACTATAAGGTGCTGTTTGAATGCGGTCAGATTCTCCACCAAACCTACCCACATATCTTCGACATACTCCGCGATAAGCTCACCTTTGATGATACCAGGAGTGACTATGGCCTGTCCCGGCCCGAAACGAGTCCCGTCATCAGCTAGCTTGCACCTGGGGTATTTGGACGTGATGACATACCTTTGGTTACGTATTAGCCTGGCTAAGGTCGCCAAGGTAGTGACTAATTCGTAAGCATCGTCTGTATACCCATATAGGTTAAGCTGGTAAGTGGTGGTTTCTCGGCTAATCATCGGCTGATTATCCGATCCAGCCTTTTGAGTAGCGATGCCATTACCGGCCAACGCGTTCAACTCGATGGTATCGAACCGATCTTGCAGCGGTGCGAGCTTCACCGTGTTGAGAGAAAGCGTTTGCAGCGGCCTGGCCGGATCATTGATTAACGCGCGCTGCGCCTTCGCCACATAGGCTGCGACCCAATCGCCGATCCATGACGGCGATGTGAGCTCGATGCCCATGATCGACGTCACACCGCTATTGCGCGTGTTGCCGAACGTGATCAAGTTGGCATAGGTGTCGCGCCGCGCACTGAAAATGTGGCCGTAGAGCTGCCGGCGCCAACCCCACCTTCCGATGTCGGTAAAGCCGTATTCTTGCTCCCAATTAAACAGTGAGTTGGAATCAGTATACGGCAGCGCGACGTACTCGAAGATTTTCTCGCCGAGGTTGGCGATAGCTTGAGTGAAATCCGGAACGCCGGTTCCGCCGCTCAAGAAGCCCGGAGGTCCAGCCGGATTCTGGAACGTCAGCGAAGCCGACGCGGCCGTCGTCGCCACGCTCGTCGTATAGACGCCGGCACCCCCAGTCGTGCCGGACTGCTGATTGGTGATTTTGGTGCCAGCCGGGACGCCAGTGCCGGTGATCGTCGAGCCGACTTGAATGTTGCCGGTCACCGCACTCACGGTCAGATTGATGCCGCTGCCGGTGCCCGTACCGGTCGCGCTCGTTCCCGCTGCGCCTGCAGGCAAGGTGATAGTAAGACCTTGCGGCGTGGCTTCGCCACCAATCGTGCCATAATAATTCATGTCAATGCGGATGTCGTTGCCGGTGACGCTCTTCCAACGGCAAGTGACAGTCACCACGCCGGCCGCTGATGTCGCCGTCACAGGCAAATCAGGCGTGACAGAATTGATCTCATAGACAATCGCCGATGCGATGCTCGTCGGCGTATCGGTCGTCATCACGTTGACGGGCACATGCTGACCAGCGATGTAGAGATCGATAGTACCGGCCTGCGTCGGCGCCGACGTGATTGTGATCGTGCCCGATGCCGCGACTGCGCTCCCAGGTTCGGGAACGCCCAGACCCCACACCTCGTTGGCGAAATTATTTGAAAAGAACGATTTGAAAAGCCGCGCAAGCTCCGAGCCGATGCCGAAAGCATTATCGGCCTGGCTCTGCGTGCCAACAGCGATCGGCACTTGCGGCGTCGCGTGACCGAGCGACGTCATGCATCCAACTAGCAAGCTCGGCTGGTGGATCATTGGCAGCCCCGCTTGCGAAGGATCTACCTCAACCCAGTACAACGGGATGCGAAGATCAGCCGGGATATTGTTAAAAGAGATAGGCATACTAGCCTCCTATGTTTGCGTTCAACCTCGATGCGTCAGCATGGAGGCTATTCCTTCATTGTTGCGCGTCCGCGTACCGGCGCTTGTTGCGCAGGCACCTCGACATCTTGTAATTCAACAGTCACGTCGCCATCGCGCAGGCGACGCATGGTAAACTTGTCGAGCGGCCACTCGATCGAGCCCTCGTCACGAAAGCCAACTCCGCTCGGTTGATGCTTGAGATACTTGCGGATGGCTGGATCACGCGGCAGCACGCGCACGACCGCGCCTTTATTGGCTGCGGCGATCGCGGCCAGGCGCTCGGGATCTACCCGCCTGCCTTGCGTTGCCGCGCGAGCGATCTGCTGATTGGCCTTGCGCTGTTGCTGCTGCGCAGTCCTCACGTCGATTGTAGCCATGGTCTTACTCCCTGGTTAAGGATGTGGCCCGGTCAATGGTATCGGCACGTAATCGGGATTGAACTGATAGACGACATCCACGTGCTGAATCGCGATCGGGTTCTGGAATGTCAACGCCGCAGCTATCGAGGTCGTCGCTGCACTCGTGGTGTAGACGCCATTACCGCCAGTCGTGCCGGATTGTTGACTGACGATAGTCGTTCCCACGGGCACGCCAGCTCCGGCGATCGCTGCGCCCGGCTCGATGGTGCCGGTCACACTGGTCACGGTCAGGCTCGTGCCCGAACCTGTCCCGGTGCCGGTCGCGGTTGTCGGCGGTGGTGGATTCTCCGGGTACTCGGTCACAACGATAGTCTTGAGATCGGGGAAGTCGGTCGGATACCACTCGCTGCGGATCGTGTAGAACAACTCAATGAGCTGCATTCCAATCGGCGTTTCGTTTTTTGAATCGCGGCCCCAGTCCGGCGACGGGATGCGCAAGCGCGGGAAGCCCTCGATGCGCACGTTGTCCGGGATGGTAGTCTTGAGCCTGTTGGTCAACGTGTTGTCGCGCAGGAGTTGATTGAGGATGAACCATTTGGCCCGATCGAGCGTCGCTTGCATGGCAACCGGATCATTGTTCTTGACAACGATCTGCATACCGACGGGCACGGTATGCTGCAGGCGAATATCGCCAGCGTTAGGATCGCCGTCTGCAACTGCAGTTTCAGAGCCGAGATAGATTCCAATCGATGGAATCTGATAACCAGCCTCAATCGGCAGCGCCCGCGTAATGCGCTTGATGCTGAAATTCTGAAAGAATGACGATGCCGAGAGCCGATCGAAAATCGCGTTGAGAATGATCCACGAATAGCTCTGCGTGTCGCTGACACCGCCGGTCCCAGTCCACGGGACGTCAGTCATGGCGCGGCCGTTTCAACTTTTCGAATGTAGTAAGTGGCCTGGCCGCCGCTGTTGAAAGACGGCCCATCAGTGATCTCATAGCTTCCGCCGGCAATATCGGTATCAGCAGCAAAGCCGACGACATCGCCCTGCTTCGGAAGCGCAAAGCTGTTGTCAGTGAACTCCTGCATCAAAATATCCATCATCGTTTCCTGATCGGAAAGCTCGGCAATCACGACGCCCTCGTCATTCATCATCGTCAACGGGCCAGAATTGAAGATCGCACGCATGCCGGTATAAGGCCCGCTCGTGATGGTGCGAGCGAACATGTCGAAGCAATGCGCATAGAGCAGAGTGGCGAAACTAACCGACATGCCAGGTCAGCTTTTCGCTTACCATTTCCTGGACGCGTTCCCAGAGTCGATCGATGAGCGGTTGACGCAGAATTGGTCGCGTCGACCAATGTCGATGTTCGCGATAAACCAGCGCACGGTGACGTTTGTGCTTACGTGGGCGCTTCAAGTTCCTTCGCACCGCGGTAAGGTAATGTCGCTGCTCTTTGACCGACAACGCCACGCCTTCGGATTTCAACATCTCGAGCAAGCTGTGCGGCCGGATCTTCGTCTTCGCAATGCCTTCGCGGCGAACACGCATCGTGAACGGACGATGTCGATGCAGATCTTGAACCTGCCACTCGGACAACTCTTGCCCGATATCGATGCGCTTCATGTGCGCGATCTTGCTGCGCATATCATCGATGCGTTTTATTACCGCATCGACGTTGATGACATTGACATCGATCGGCATCTCAAACCCAGAAGCGCGTGTATTGTCGGAGTAAAGATTCGACGGCCTGCATCGATGGCGACTTACCACCGAGCCGTAACAAGACCGCGTTTGGATCGAAAAAGGTAACTCGGGCCTCTCTGTGAGAAACTTGTCTGATGCCAGCGACCTGCGCCTGCACCATTCGAAGGCGCGCTTCCATAATCAAAGTCGCGCAAGCTTGTTTGAGCGGAAGCGGCGCCTCAGTCGGCAAGTTAAAGCCGCCGGTATAAGTGATATAGACTGGCGTTGCCCAAGGCGACGCAACCGAACTGCTAAAGTTACGATAGGAAAGCTTGCCGGAACGTTCTTCCAATTCATACGCACTCGAATCAATCACCGAGCCCGCGTCTTTCACAGATACGATATCTGCGGCCTTGACCGGGAAATGCGTTAGAAACAGACGACCATCAAAAGTCTCGCGCCAACTCTCGACACCGGTCTCTTTGGCAAAGATCCGATTGCACATCCGCGCGACCTGCTGCGAGTAGATTGAGATCTGCAGCGTCAATTGCTGATCGTGCGTCGTGTCGGTCGTCGACAGACCAAGCAAGAGCTTGCATTCCTGCAGCGTCAGCAGGTCGTGCGTCGCTGCTTCCACAGTTGGATTAAAATCGACAGCGGCCATCAGTCGGTCTCAGAATGGAATTGCTCGAACAGGTCGCGCAGCTCGAGCGCGGCGCCCTCCTTTCCATCAGACATAATCGGCACGGCAACATAGCGCTTGCGATCGAGCTTCCAGCCCTTGATCGCCGGCGCCGGCGCACCAGGCGCACCGGGCGGACCTTTCTCGCCGCGCTCGCCTTTCGGTCCAGCAATCCCGCGAGCACCCTGACGCGACATGAGCTGCCAGTGCTCGCCAGGACACGGGCCAGGATTGTCCTTGCGCGCGACGAACGATGCGCCATCAAGAGCAACAACATCGAGCGCGGCGTAATCTGCCTTTTCATCATAGGTGCCGCGGATGGTCATCGATCGAGCCGTCCCGCCCATGGCTGCGAGACAAATCCAATCGAGGCCGCCGGGAGTCTGTGCCGTATCGCGTAAAGCCTGAAAACAGGCACCGTCATAGACCACGACGTCGGCCTCATAGCTTACCGAGCCTTGCCGCCAGAGCTTGGCGATCGGCAGCTTGCCGGGCGGGCCTTCGGGACCGCGTTCTCCCTGCGGACCGACAATAGAGTCGCCAGGATCTCCCTTGTCCCCTTTGTCCCCCTTGACCGAAAGACCTTGCTCGCCTCGAGGACCGGCAGGGCCAGCTTCGCCAGGAGGGCCTTGGATCGATTCGCCGGCGTCACCCTTTGGACCGGGTGGCCCGGTGATTGACTCTCCCTTGTCACCTTTGTCTCCCTTGACGGCGAGCCCAGGCGGCCCTTCGGAACCTGGAATTCCGGGTAGACCGATGTCACCCTTGTCTCCCTTTTCCCCCTTGATGCTTTCCCCAGGCGGCCCGCGGTCTCCTATAAGTCCTTGATCCCCCTTGGGGCCGACCGGGCCGGGAATCCCAGTCGGCCCCTCCGGGCCGGGCGGTCCCGGAGGTCCGACGATGGATTCGCCGGGCACTCCTGGGAGCCCAGGTTGGCCGTCTTTTCCTGCAGGGCCAGGCGGCCCCATTTTCCCTTCGATCCCGATCCCGTCACGGCCAGGCACTCCGGGCAGGCCGATGTCTCCTTTTTCTCCTCGAGGTCCTTGAAGGCCTCTTTCCCCAATCCCGTCCAGACCGTCTTTCCCGTCTCTGCCCGGCGGCCCGCGTTCGCCATCGCGCACGAGCGCCAGGCGCTCGGCCATCATCTGCGCAGCTCCGCTAAACTCCTTGACGATCTGTTCACGCAACTGCGCGATGATCGCCTGCGCCTGCGCTTCCATCAGCGCACGCTCGCGCGCCCACGTCCGTTGCGCCTCCGCCAACGCCAGCGTGAAGGCTTCTTCCCAGGGCGAAAAGTCACCATTGACACTGTCGGAATCAGGATGAAACTCTTGATCTTTACCATTTGAGGACATTGTCATGATCTGCCTCGAGTGCGGAGGTCCGCGCGATTACGTCAAGCCTTGCCGTCCGAACTATGTGCAGGCGTATTGCCGAGCATGTACCAATGCGCGCATGCGCCGCACCCGCCGAAAACACAGCGAGCTTTCAAAGGAAGCGCGTCGAAAAAACAACATTCGAGATCTGGCCCGTCATTACGTGCGAACTGGCAAAATCAAACGTGAATCTTGCATTGTCTGCGGTCTGCCCAAAGCTCAAATGCACCATCCCGATTATTCCAAACCACTTGAAGTCATCTGGTACTGTCAAAAACATCACGCCGAACTGCATAGAAAACTTAAGGAAGAAATCGTCGATTGATAGCAGCCACGTTGCTAATGATTTGTCGTGCCGCCTTCTGTGCGGCATCGCTGGGGGTTACCTTCGGTGGTTTTGTTTCGGCGGCTGGAATCGGAGGACCGGCGGGCGGAGGCGCGTGTGCGGCGGGCGGACCTGCCGGCGGAAGCTTGCCCGCAAAATCTAAGGGGATCATTTGCTGTTGCATGCGAGGCATTCCGCCGGCATCCACGTCATCAAGGCCCTCTTCATTTCGAGCCTCGTTCGGCGCCATGATGCCGCCGGTGACAGCTTCCTTGAGTCCGCGGATGCGATCTTTCCAGTCGGAGCGCAGCAACGCGCCGGTATCAAATTCCGTGTACTCGTCCGGGACGCCCTTGAGCGCGAAGAGCCGATCGAAAGCGCGTTCCACGGAGTCGAGGGCAAAGCCAAGACCGGTCGCGATCCAGAACCGCATGAGCGCTTCGGTCGAGCCGAACGTCGTACCACCAAGGCCGAGGACCTGCAGCGGGACACGAAACACGAGCGCAATATGCTGCTCGGCAAGCTTCATCACCTCCGCGACCTGCGCGTCCTTGGGCACCTCCGCCCAGGGCTGCACTTGCAAGCCGTGCGTCAGGATCGGCGTCTTGCCTTGATTGATCCCGCGGCTTTGTTCATCCCAGCGATCGCGCAGCTCTTGGACGAGATCCTTGTCGAGCGGCATGTCGGTCCGGATGACTGCCGAAGGCCGCGCGGCGTTAGTATAGAACTGCTGCTGTTGACTCGCGATCGCGCTTGCGAGGCCCATGTCGTACATCGCCGCGAGCAGCGGCGTTTGTCCCCATAGCGGAAACGGATATTGCCGCGAGCGATCAGCATGCAACCGCAGATGCAAGACGTCGCGCTGCGGCACCATAATCGTTTCGCCGGCCAATTGCTGCGCGATGACCGCGTTGCCGGCTAGCCGGTAGAACACTTCGCCGCCGGCGACTTGCGGACGGCTAAGCATGCTATCCATCAGGTGCAGTTCGTTGACCTCGAACCGATCATTTCTAAGCGCCAGCGCGTAGGCGTTTCCCTCCAAATACATTTGCCGGACCGCGTTGAGCATGAAGTCCGACGGCGACTGATAGGCGTTTGGTTTTTTCAATATCCGCGACAGCGCCGAGTTCTTGACACGCTCGCGGCCGCCTTTGCCAGAAAGTCGCCAATGATCGCCAGGCAGCATCGCCATTGTTTGGCTGTAAGAACTGACGCACGCCTCGACCATCGCGGAGCGCGCCGCGGTCGGCGTGATGTCCAGACCGGTCTGCCACCAATTGGTTGGCACGCCGTCCGGCAACCAGCCGCCGGAAATCGAAAGATAATAGGGACCGGGACGAAATTGGCCTTCGACGGCTTTCGCCACCGTGCGCAATCCGCGGGCCACCAGGCTGCGCGCTGATGCCATTCACGTCAAAGCCGTTTTGAAAATGGACAAACGAGTCCCGGAGCTTTCCGGGACTCAAATTTTCAAGTCGCCGGCTTGGTCTGCCTGGTCTGATAAGCTTGGGCCGCGGGCTTTTTGCCCGCCTCGAGCGCTTTCTGCGTCCGCGTCTCGAACGGGTCCGGTCCGGAGCCGTCATCTTCGTGCTCGAGAATGTGCTCGCCCAGTGCGGCGCGATCGTTCTCGTCCTGCGTCGGGGTAGGTCTGACTGCCATGGCTAGGCTCCTCTTAGTTTAACGAAAGGTACGGGCGAAGTTAATCGCCCGCACTTACCTTTTGAAGTAATTACCACGTTACGTTAGAAGTCCACGCGATCGTACCGGCGCGACGCTGCACCCAATTCAAAGGCAGTACCATCCTTAAGGCGATACTATCCGTTTGAAAGAGTGACCTTTGAGGTGCAGCAACCGTGCTTGGAGATGCAACAAGGTCCGCTGGATTTGTATCCTCCATGTGTAATGTTGCTTGATCGGACAGCTCCATACGGGCCGCTTCCCCGCCAACGACGACAAAGTCTGCCGCGTCAACAAGGATCAGAGTTTTCGCCGGCACGGTAGCACTGTCGATTATCGGCACCGTATTGAGCGTTCCCGCGCGAATCTCATCGCGGAACGGGAAGATGCCGGTATTTGCTGCGCTCACCAGAGATGCGCGCAACATATCTGTCGGGTTTGCCAGCCACACCGGCGAGCGAACGTTGCCGTAAGTGCTGGTCGTCAACGCGCCGAGCAGCGCGGTGATGTCGCCGATGAGAGCCGCGAGGCCACCGCCGGCAGTTGCCGTCGTTGCAGCAACACCGTTGAGCAAGCCCGCGGGCCTGATCGTCGTTGCCGCGTTCGCGTCGATGAGCACCGTGTCGATCGCAACAGATGTGTCCTGTTGAATCGCTTCACGGATAAGCCCCTCGATTGCCGGCACGCTGTGGTCGCCCATTTCGCGCGTCCACACGCTTATGACGGCCAGCTTCTTCGGCACGACCGTCTGAGTTGTAAAAGCGCCTTGGCGAACTGGAATCGCGAGTCCCTCACCAACGAACGAACCGGCGATAGTCGGCGTGCGCGAGCGCGTCGGGATGATGATGCGTCCCGCCGTGCCAAAGCTGAGCGTGAGTCCTCTGCCCGACAACCGGTTCAGGATCGAAGCGGGCATCAGCAAAGGCATGAGATCCGCGTATGTTTGCTGCACAAGTTCGGCAGCCCAGCCGGTGACCGTAGTCATGGCGGGAGCCGATGCAGCACGCAAGATCAACTCGGCCGAGACCTTCGTCCCGTCGCTGTTGTAATGCGGATAAGTTTCCGCGATCTTGACTCGCGTCTCCTCGCGGGACTTGCCCCACATCTTGGAAAAGAATCCGACCGTGCCCGCCTGCACGAGGTAGTCGAGCAAATCGAAATCCTTTTTCTTCGGTGTCGCAAACACCTTCGGCGCTTCCGGCAAGTCCGGCCGCGGCGCATAGATCTGCAGCGCGCGATGGCTCACGCCATTGCCGCCGCTGCCGTTGCCGTTGCTGGTCGCAGTCTGTCCCAGCAACCTCTCCGACTCCACGAGCGCTGTATGCGTCTTTTTAAGTGACGCCAGTGTGGCGTTGAGGTCTGTGGCCTTCTGCATATCCGCGTCGCTGATATTGGTCTGGTCGATGCCATCCCAATGCGTAGCGAGCGCGTCTTCACTCTCAACAATGAGCTGCTGCACATTGCTGATCCGTTCGGAAAGGGGCTGCATGGCCCGTCTCCCTTCGCTTCGAGTAGCCTTGGCATGCTTGCCAGTGAACTCCCGACGCTTAGGCTCATCTTGATTGCCATGCTTGGCGAAAATGAGCTCTTGCGTTTGGGGAGAGATGCCTAGCGATTTGACAACCGCCAGCGCATTCGGGTTTGCAGGAACAGAAACCAGTGAGGTTTCGACCAATTCCTGCTTGAGAAAGCGACGACCGCTGAAAGGGTTTTTCTTATCGAGCGGCTCGCTTTCGATATCGCGGAAGCCAACCGACACAGCTTTTAAGATGCCGGCCTCGATTAGCTTTCTAATTTCATCGATACGGTTTGACGTGCCGAGCGGCGCCATGACAAGGCGCCCCTTCAAGGCATTTTTGTCGACGCGGAGATCTTGCCAGCGACCTATCGGAAACGACGGATTATGGTTGAACAAAGCTATGGGGTTTTTGGCGAATGAATCGATCTGCCAGCCATCGGCTGAAATAGTATCGCCCATCCGGTCGAGGCTATCATCGGACAGCACAAACTCCATTCCTTGCACAACCTCGGCATGGGTTTTTTGAATGATGGCGCCGGCGGCGCGGCCTTCATCCTGCGCGTCTTCCCAAGCGAGTTGACATTCGTCCTCGTCGTGAGTCTCGGTACAGCGATCGAGAAAATCGGAATGGCTTTCGCCGTCATCGGGCTCGGGGCATCCACCATTTTGCTTTTTCGGCGCACTGTGACCAGTTTCGCGCCAAATATTGAGACACGCTGCGACGGCTTGCTCTTGCGGCCGTTTATCTTCGCCTGTACCAATCATTTCAGGGACGCAGCGCGACATCCATTCTGATTGGCTCTCACCCTTATGGGGGGATATCGGCATGGCTCTCTCCCAAGCTCGATTGAAGGAACTACTCGACTACGATCCGGAGACCGGACATTTCACTTGGCGCGCGCTGGCTGAACGGGACCGGCCAAGATCACTTGCTCACCATCATCCCATCGGACTTTGATAAGCGTGGCCTTGTCCTTGTCGACTGGATTGAATTTGTCGTCGATATAAGCGACCGTTGCCGGCTTACCGTCGACGGTGGCGCGCTCGATCATGCGGCTTTCGCCTTTGCGGCCTTGAGCTCGTCGTAGGTCTTCATGACGTCTTTGTAGTAGAAGCGCCACGCCGGTGAGCCCTCGATCTTCCCGGTCTCGCTTGCACGTCGCGCGATCTCGGCGATCGTCTCGTGGCTCGCGCTTTTGAGCGCGGTCATGCCTTTTTCCGCCTCGTACTCTTTCCAATAATCCTTACTGTAATCCGTGATGCCGTCAGTCTTGATGCGCCGATCGAGGTTTTCCTTATGCTTTTCGAAGCGCGCGACGAGCGGATATTGATCGCGGAATTCCGGCTTCAACACATAATGTCCAGTCGCAGTGTAATTATAGATTGATGGGTTACCTGCCTCGACAATTTTCTCGTTGGCGTCATCTGCTTTTCTTTGCTCCTCGAGCAGCGCATTGAGCACGGTTTGATATTTCTGGTGTGCAACCTCGTGCGCGGTGACGCTGACCGCGCCATCGGTCGAATAAACGTAGTTCGGGAAAATTTCGATCACGCCGGTCGCGAGGTGAGCAAGTCCAGCAGCGTGCCGCTGCGTCCCGGTAAGCGTGAAGGTATAATCGCCGGTGTTTATCTTCACGAGATTGGGATCGTAACCGAGCAGTCGCGCCGCCGCCTGTGACGCGCCGAGAACCTTCGCGGCGTGTTCAACTGTCTGTCGCTCGGCGCGCGCCTTCTCGGCGTCCGTCGTCGCCTTGCCCCGGATCATGTTCGAGATGCCATGACCGCTGGAACCAGGATCGGGCTGAAATCCTACTTCCTTGAGCGCGGCGAGCCGGATTGCATCGTCATCGAACACCGACATCTCAATCCGCTCGGCGCGATTATCTTTCTCCTCATGCGTGATCATGTGCTGCAGAGCATTGACCAGCGACTTGTGCTCTAACCCGCCTATGGATTCGATGCTCGATACGTTGGTCTCAGGATTGAATTGCGTGAACACCGCGGAGAGCAGTTTACCATTGCCGTCATGGACCTCGTGCAGCGAGCGCTCGCCTGATCCCCGCAACTTCGCCGGCGAAGCAAGATAAAGCTCGAGTGCGGTCTTCATGCCGTTGAGCTGGCCGTCTTTCTCGCCGC